TCTTTGTCTTGGAATGGTTCTGGTAACTCTAGATCTGCGTGAATCTCTAACAGTGTGTGTCTGTCATCGTCTTCAATTGTTGCAGACTCGCCATCTAGTTCATCATACTTTTCTTGTATATCTGAAAAATCAGGCTCTGGATCTGGTAAATCTAGATCTTTATAGAAACCATTCACCATTAACTTTGCTATTTCATTAGCAGTTTTTTTCATAACATGTGTGTATCTGATACAACTCATAAGATCTGTTGCACCATAGGAAACAACAAAATCCTCTGCAGGGACAAACATTGCGCAAGGTCTTTCGAGAAGGGGATCGTAATATACCTTTTTAAAGGCTGACCCTGCTAGAGGAAGTTTGAAGAGCATCTGCTCTGTCTCGTCTCTATACTCTGTCATCTCTTCTGTTAAAAGATAATTCATCTCATTTTCTACACGAGCTGCCTGCTCTGTTTTTTCTCTAGATTGTTTGCCAACTGTTTTTGTTCTCACAGGACCTGAGGCAGGAAATATCTCTCCCATAGCCTGTGCCTGAAATCTAACTATTGATTCTGTCAATACAGGATGAAAAACACCAGATGCACCTGACCAAGGTTGCTGACGTTCTTCTATTTTCATACCCAGAAGATCTAAACCTTTTACATAAGATTTAGCCCAATCACCACGAGACTGTCTGTCTGTGTTAAAATTTTCTATCAATTCACTGGCTAATTCTTCTAATGCAGCGTCTTCTAAATATTCTGCAAGGTTTGAGTCATGTGCTGCACCAAGTAATTCTTCTGTCTTGTTGCCTTCAAAATCTATNACAACACCACCATCNTCTGTTTCAATACTTACAGAGTCAGGATTTTCTATCTCTATCTCAAGCTGTTCTTCTAGCTCTGCTAGTTTTTTTACACCTGNGTCAGGTATCATTTGTTTTTCAACAGCCATTAGTGACTCCTATTTATTTCATTCTTTCTAAAATTCTATCTACTTTTTCTTCTAATCTGTTTATTGCTACAGTGACATCATCTCTCTTAGCATAATCTTCTCTAGTTTTATTTAGCAATATATCAATTCTTTTTAATTCTTTTGATTGTGTTCCCAAAAACCATCCTCCACCTAAAATGATGATACCTATCAGACCATCTATTATGTGAACCAAATCCATTAGTAATACTCCACTGGTCTTCTATAGGTTGGTTCGTCATCCCAGTCATCCATAGTGGTTCTTATCCAACCACCTTGTCTGAATCTTAACAGAGCCTGTGTAGTTGAGTCAACTAGATCATCATTATCACCTGCAGGAAAAGCTGCACACTCTTCTATAACTTCATCAGCCCACCTAGTGGGTGGGTGCCATATAACATTACTTGCAAATAAATCTGTTACTGCATTTACTCTAGCAATTTTATCTTGACCTCTACTTGGTGTAAATTCTGTAACAGGTATGCCCATAGCTCTTAATTCAAAAATTAATGGTGATCCTGCAGCCTTCGCTTCTATTATCATTTGGTCAGGTTCAAACTCATGATATTTATCATAGGCTGCTTTTTTTAATTCTGGAAATTCTAATTTTTCTTTGTAGGCATCTATCAATATTAAATTAGGCACATTCTGCCCATCTGCATTTGGATGATGAAATATTCCCCATGTAGTGCATGCGCTGTAGTCAGCTCTTTGGGTTTTTAAGAAAGCAGTATCCCAAGATTGTATTATAGCCTCGCAAGGTGGTAGATGTGGCTTATCCCATTCTTGCCACCATTCTCTTTTTATTAGGGCACCCTCTTCTGAGGTTGGATCTTGTTGATATTGTGCTGACCATTTTGATATTGGAAGTTCTGCTTTGAGTGATAACAGTTCTTCTTTCTTCCAAAACTCTTCCCACAAAGCATTGCCTGATGGCATTATGGCAGGAAGTTCTATAACTTCCCATTCACTGCTACCTTCTTTTTGTGTTGAATTTTTTATTATCTGCCCAGTTAAATCTCTTTTACTCCATCGTGTCATAACAATAATTATTGCACCCCCAGGCTGTAATCTTTGCCTTGGACCAGAGGTGTACCACTCGTAAACTTTGTCATAAACATCTGGATTGTATGCACCAATAGTTGCATCTTGCTCTGAATGTGGGTCATCAATGACAAGAACGTCTGCACCTTTACCAGTTACAGCACCACCAACACCAATAGCAAAATATTCACCACCTTTATTTGTATTCCATCTACCTGCCGCCTTACTATCAGCAGAAAGTGCCACACCCTTAAAAATTTTCTGATAATCTTCAGACTGGATAAGATTCCTAACCTTTCTTCCAAATCCCACAGATAACTCGGCAGTGTGTGCAGTCTGTATTATTTTTTTATTGGGGTACCTACCTAAAAACCATGCTGGAAATAAGTAACTTGCAAACTCTGACTTGGTGTGACGGGGTGGCATATTTATAATCAGCCTTTTTAATTCACCCGATGCCACCTTTTCAAATGCTTCAGCCATAATTTCATGGTGCCTACCATGTATAAAAGAAGCCCACTGAGAGCGAACAAAGGGCAGAAAGCTAGTTTGGCAGCTTTCACGCTCTTTCACCCCCTCCAGCTCCTCTAAAAGGGCAAGAATCTCCCTTTTCTTATCCATAGGAAGGTTTTTTATGTCTGAAAGTATGTTTTTACTATTAATCGCTTGTTTCATCATCCCAGTCAAAGTCATCTACAAGGTCAGGAGGTCTGCACTCTATGATCTTTTTAGCCATATCTATCATAAACATAGCTTCTTCCTGCGGAAATGGTGAATAAACAAACAAATTCTTCTCACCATTAGCCTCTTTAGTCCATCCTATAAAAATAGGCTTATCTATTTCTACAGGATCAGGGCTATCCTGTCCATTACCAGAATAATATTTCTTAAATTTTTTGAAATCAATGACATTCTTAGACATGAGATAAAAATTATCCCTCTCTCTAACTAGTTATAACTAGTATTATAACTAGTTATAATAATATTACAACTAATAATATAGTTATAACTAGTTACTTTATAGTTATAGCTAGTTATTCTATAGTTATAACTATAGGGTTAGAAGTTTCTTAAACTGTTTGAAATTATTTGTGTGGAATAACATGTAGTACGCACGGCTAGCCCCCACAGCAACATGGGGGGTCGTGGGTAGGTGGGGGCAAATACAACTAGGAAAACACGAATANAGACCTAAAAAGCTAGTAAAAACAATGACTTAGCAGTTAGCTTGCTTTATTTCCTAGTAATTCTGATAATTTCTTTTCTAATTCTTCTTCAATGTCCATACTGTTTCTATCAGTGTTATTTACTGTTTCAACTTTGTCAGTAAACAAGCCAACACTTTTTCCTAGTAGTGCTAGTGCTGATATTTTATCACTAGATCTATTGTCTATTCTTTCAACTTCTTCCTGCAGTTTTCTTAAAACGTATTCTGATCGTCTACGCACTTGCGTGCTATGATCTTCCTCTTTTAACCTTGTTAGTGCAGAAATCCTTGATGCAACCTTGAGATTGCTTGCTAATGCACTTGCTTGCTCCCAAACTGATTTTTCCTTGGTGGTATTCTTTACGTTATATACTTTCCTATAAGCTGAAGTTAACTTTTCACCATCACTAACCAACCTAGCAAACTTTTCCTGCTTATCTGTCAATCCAATCATCCTGAAATTCTCCTGAAGTTATTCAAAATAAAAAAAGTTCATGTGCACTTTTTACCATGATCTAATCAAAATTATCAAATAAATAAAAAAAATTTCATTGCTGAAACCTGCAGGTATCAACAGTTTCATGCACATATGTTGATAAACATGGGCATATGTTGATGATTATAGTTGACTATTGAAACAAACTATGATCTATAATAGGGCATCCACCTTATTTGTGGTTTTGGCGATCGACTACTACTCTTGATCAAAATGTAAAAAAGGCGATGCAGGTAAACAGCCCCTGCTCTTCCACCTCCAAGGCGAAGTTTAAGAGATCGCTTATCGATGTCCAAAGTTGGTGAGAATTGAATATTACTTCTAAAAGCAAATAGACGTAAGTTCATGATCTAGAGTAGTCAATTATAATCTCCTATGATTATAGCAATGGGGCAGGCTTTATGCCTGCTCCACTGTAATCTAGTGTGTGCTAGGTCTGATGATCTCAAAAGAGTGAAACAGTTAATCTATAACTTAGGAGTTCAATTATGAAAATTAATAAATATGCATATGCCAATGGTTTCTCAAGAATTTTAAATCAAAAGTTTGGTTGGTCATTTGGTGAGTTAGCTAATCAATTAGTTGTCAAACATGATAGTTTCCATTTTGTTATTGATAGCTTTGATGAGTTAGTCAAAGTTATTGAGATGATGGATGCCATACCACCACAAAAAACTAGAGACTTGTGGCATGAAAAAGTCAAAAAGCAATTGACTAATATTGA